GGTCTTAATGCTATTTCACAACATGGATTAGTTCCCCAATCTTTATCATTATTAAAATAAATACCAGGTTCACCAGCACCAGACTTTTCAACTCTTTCCCATAAATCTAAAAAGAACTTTTTAGTAATCTTGTGTCTCATTAGTACAGCTGAATTATTTGCTCTACCTCGTTGAGGGTTTAATTCCCACCAGTTACCCGATTTACATGATATCATTGCATCATCATCTGCATTAAATAAACTAATTAAAGCAGCTCTTCTAATACCTCCAGCTAAAACAGCATCGGCTATATGACAAATCATATCGTGAGCTTCTAATGTTGTTATTCTATCACCAGTTTCTTTTGATTCTAAAATACCAGTCAATTTTAATATACATTCCTTTAATGGTTGTGGACCTGGAGCTTTACCACCTGACGTTATTAGTCTTGCTCCCTTTGGTCTAATATCTGAAAAGTCAAATTCTATTCTTGATCCTCCTCCATTCATATAAGATTTCATCAACACCTTTATTGCATCAGCCCAACCTTCAATAGAGTCTCCAATTAAAAATCTTCTTGATCTTTTAGGAAAAGGTTTATTTATTACAGGCAGCTTTGCAACGTGATGTCTTTGTACAGAATAACCAACGCCAGTACCACCTAACAACAAAAACATAGTTTCACTAAATGAATCAACAGAGTCGATAGGTAAATAAGCGCAATTGTATATTCTATTAGGCGATATTTCTATTGGTTTACCACCAAACTGTAATGATCTCATAGATGGAAGTACTTTTTTATCGTATACTAGTTTATAAGCTTCTTCTATTTCTTCTTTCATTTTCGGGTAAGTTTTTATATGCATTTCTTTATTTCTTGTTACTAACTCTTCCCAAGTTTCTCTTCTATTTTTTTCTGGTAAGTACTTTGCGTACTTCATATAAACTGTAATCTCTGATAATATTTGATTTGATACTTCCATTTTGTATTCCTCTATTCTGTTTCGTTTTTAGATAAAAATGACTGGCCTATGTTATAGCCAGTCTCCATAATAAATATGAATATATATTTATATAACCCTGTCTATGTATTTAATTCTTTAAATTTATTTCCTAACATTTTTCTTAAATATTCGGAGTTGTTATTGATATCCTCTTGAGCAGCTTGACCTTGAATAGTTGCTCCATCATAAATATCGATTTGACCATTTGATGCATTCATTTTAGAAGGTAAAGTAATACCATCTGGACCAAACCTATTTTTAATAACATGCCATCTTCCAGTTCCAGCTGCCTTATCTTCAATCTTTCTTGACAATGAAACCACAAAATCAGCAGTCATTATTTTAGAATATGATTCTGCAATCTTGTCTGCTTGTATAACATCTTCTTGTAATGCAGAACGATTTGCTTGAGATGCAGTCCAAATCGGTATTTCATATTCACCAGCTAATCCTCTTAAATCTTCGTAAATATTACCAAGCTCATGTCTAACTTCTCTTCCATTACCTCTTAATAAATCTGCATAATCAACTATAATTAAATCTGGACTCTTTCCTTGTATTTTACATTTTTCAATATGAGCACCAAGAGATAAAACCGTTGCACCTTTTGTTGGGAAATATTTAATAACTAACTCGCCAGGTATTTGTTTTAACCTTTTCTTTACATCGTCTAAATTATATTTTAAATCTTGAGCTGCAATGCCTGTAAATATAGAATCATATCTTAATCCTACATAAGCTTGATTTAATTCCAAAGTATAATGCAAAACGGTTTTACCAGCTTTAACAGCATTAGCTCCAACATTAGCTAAAGCCCAAGATTTACCAATACCAGCTGGTGCAACCATTACACCAAGCTCCCCACTTCCTAATCCTCCATCTGCCAAATCGTCTATAACTTCCCAACCAGTTGTTATTGTATTACGGACAGATTCCTTATATCTATCTTCTATTTCTTTATTATATTCGTGGCCAATATTTCTATCACCCCCGGCTTTCATTGCTTCATCTATTTTTGTTTTGATTGCATCAAATTCTCCACTTTGCAATAAATTAACAGATTCAACAATTGCAGCTTTTAATTTTTGATTTTTACAAAACTTAATAGATTCTTCTTTAATAAATTCCAAATCAGTAGATTCAACATTTCTCATTGAATCTTTTAAAGTAGAAACAACAGATGTTTCCAAAACTTCATCTGTTAGTTCTTTTATTTTAACCTTTAAAACTTCCATTGTTGGAGCAGCTTTAAATTCTGATACATGATCTTTTATACATTTAACTAAAAATGATGCTGCTTCTGATTCAAAGTATTTGTGATCAAGTATATCTGAAATCTGTTGCAGAAAGTTTTTATCAGTAAGTAATGCTGCAATTAACTTTGTTTGAAAGTTATAACCGAAATCTGAAATTTTATTTATCATCCCTTCCCCTTGTGTCTAATGATAAGAAGACATCTCTTATCCAAAATTCTATATTTTTAACAATCCACATCCTGTCCTCTAAAAGCATTTTCATAAAATCGTATTTGACAAAAGAAGGTATTTTAGCTTTAACTAAATTTTGTAATCTTTCTTTTGCAGAACCAGAAATATCTGTTTCATGTAATTGCATTAATTGATAATTTAAATTTAAATGGTCTACATTATCAGCAATCAATTTTAAAGCTTTTGTTTGTAATGCATTTGTTTTAGCATAATCTATTATATCGTCCATTGTTATTGGATCTGGACCAAATAATATTGGTAAATTTTTATATAACGTTTTATGACCTAAACCAGAAAGACCTGGAACATTATCACCTTTATCTCCTAAAAGACATTTATAATAAATATAGTTTTCCGGTATTAAATCGAACTCTTCTTTAACGTTTTCATCAAAGTAATATTGCTTTTTCGTTGGTGACCAAACTGTAACTCTTTTATCCACCAATTGTAAAAAGTCTTTGTCTGAAGACATGATAAAGCATTTGCTATTTTTTAATATTTGCTTTGTTATATATGCAATAGAATCGTCTGCTTCTATCTTATCAATAGATACTAATGTAACAGGACAATTGCTTAAATATTCTAATAACCTTTGTAGCTGATGTTTCATTGCAAGCTTGTTATCTTCATCTGAATGATCTTGATGAGCAGCCCTTAATAATCTTCTATTTACTTTACGGTTTTGTTTGTATTCAGGATGAAGCTTTCTACGTCTTTGTGAACCACCAGCCCCATCAAAGCAAACAATAACTCTTGTTGGTTTAATATTTTTAATGGCATAACCCATTGACAACATAAACCCTTTGATACCACCAATATGAATACCATCTTCATTAGTTGATGGGTTCATAACAAAAGCTCTGATAAATGTATTTAAGCCATCTACTAATAATACTCTATCATTAAGCTTTAAAGGCTCAGTATCTTCATTTAAATTCTTTAATATTTCGCTATAGTATTTTTTCATTTTGTTTTATTTACATTGTAAATATAAGAAATTTTTTTGACATATCCAAAGAAAATGGAAGAAAGTTATTAACAGAGGGAGAAAAAGTTTAAGCTACCACAATTGCTTAAGCTACCATTTTTTCTTCCCTCCGTATTAATAACTGATTAGTTAATCGGAACGTCGTCGTTACCAATCTCTACATCATCAATACCAATATCGTCTGATTTGTAAGACATGGTTAACGCATTACATATAGAATTGTAAATACGTTCTTTCCTAGTTTCATCGGAGAGGATTTTATCTTCAAATTCTTTAGACATAAATTTGATTTCCTCACCAGTTGTTTGGTCAATATAAGTATACCAAGACCCACCTTGTTTGACTAAGTTATAGTCTTTCATAACTTGTAACCATGAACCATAATCATCAATTCCTCTATCAAAATAGATTTGGAATTCTGCAGTTCTTAATGGTGGTCCCATTCTATTCTTGACAACTTGAGCTTTAGTTTTAATACCAACTACTTGCTCTTTCCCATCAATCTTAGCTTTTATTTGACCAGCAGCTTTTAACCTAAGTCTACATGAAGCATGGAATCCTAATGCTTTACCACCTGAGGTAGTATAAGGATCACCAAATGATACACCCAATCTAACTCTCAATTGATTTGTAAATACCAAACAGATTCTCTGTCTACCAATTAATTGAGTAACCTTTCTCATAGCTTTAGATATAATAATAGCTTTAGAGGTTGCCCAACCATCTTTCTCAAAATCTGCTTCTTGTTCAACTTTGGTTGTTGCAGCTGCAACTGAATCAACTACGATAGTAACTAATCTATCATTATCCGATTCACGGATCTTTAGTATTATATTTTCAATTACATCAAATATATCCTCGATAGCTTCGAGTTGTACATAAAGTAATTTAGAAATATCAATACCAATAGCTCTTGCAAATTCCTCATTCATAGCATTCTCTGTATCAATGTAAACTGCTAGTCCACCTTGCTTTTGAGTGTTTGCTAATAAGTGAGCACCAATTAAAGATTTACCAGAAGCTTCTAATCCAGTTAGCTCTGTAATCCTTCCTACTGGTAATCCCCCATGAGGTCTATTTGAAATTGCAAGATCTAATAATGATGAACCAGTAGAAACCCATTCAGTTAAATCTGTTGGTGTCTCTTCCGCTCCATCTAAGAAATAAGCCACTTTCATTGACTTGAATTTCTTATTTAATGAGTCAGCGATAACTCCAGCAAGTTCATCTCTAGAATCAATAGCTGCTTTTTGAGCTTTACTTTTCCTTGCCATAGATTATCTCCTAATTATTAAATAAATCATCAAATGCTGAATCTATATCGTCAGATTGTTTAACACCAGCTGGTACTTCTTCTTTCTTATCAGTTGCTGGTACTTCATTAGAATTTTCATCATTTTCAGGGTTTAACCAGTTTTCTAAAGCTTCTTTTAAATCTTCATAAGAAACTCTTTTGAAAATATTGAAAATGTCTTCTTGACCATTCATAATATTGTCAGCTATTGTTTTATCCTCTGTTGCAGGTGTTTGGTTAGGTTTAACCATTATTGCAGTTTTAGGATATCTTTCACCTCCTTCAGCTGGAGTAAAAGTAACTGTAATATCTCTACCAGATTTAACATCTGTGATATCACCATAATCAGGATCAGCTATAAATGTTAATAGTTCTTGATAAACAGTTTTACCAAAGCCCCATAATTTAACACCTTCTGATTCTTGACCTCTAACTATAACTGGAACATAAGTTCTCATTTTTGGTGTAAGCCCTTTAGCTAATTTCCAATCATCTCTGTTACCAGTTTGTTTTAGTTTATCAGCAAACTCAACTATTGGGTCTGCATCACCAAAAGTAACAGGTGATAAATAATTTCTTTTGCCTAAACCATAGTGAAAGAATAATTCTTGGAATGGATTGTCCTTATTAAATTGATAAGGTACAATACGAATTACATTTTTACCAGGTTCTGGTTTCCATAAATTTGACGTTCTTGTCGTCGTTGTTTGTAAGCCTTGAAGCTTCTTGCGGATAGCATCTAAATCAATTGCCATTTTTTTCTCCTTTTAATTGTTAAATAAATAATTGTTACTAATATAATAAAAAATTACGATAAAACCAAATGTTTATCATAATACCTTTGAACAGCTTTTTCTTTCATCTTTGCTTCCACCATGCAATCGATAGAAAGACCGTGCGTGTTAATTTCGTTGTAAATATAATTTGAATGAGCTTGTTCACGTTTATCTTCAGCTCCTTCCATTAGTGCCATAGATTCGGAATAATGAGTACATTGACGAATATCTTTTGGCCAAGTTTTAGCTGCAAGATGTAAAGCTTCAGCTTCGGATAAACCACCAGTACAGAATCTGTGGTGATGATAATCGAATACAACTGGAATACCAATTACTTTGTATATACCTTCATATAGATCCGATACTGAATACATTGAAGCTTTGTCGTCGTTTTCTATTGTGAGACGAGCTTGTGCAGATGGAATGATACGTTTGAAATTTTTACAGAACCTAGCCATTGTAGCTTTTTTGTCGTCGTAAGTACCACCGATATGTATATTGATTTTGCATTCTGGTGTTTTTGGCATACCCATAAGATCCATTACAATTGCAGTTTTGTCCAAGATATCAATTGCCCGGACAACAATGTCTTCGTTGGGAGATGCAAGTACAGTGTATTGACCAGGGTGAGCTGAAAGACGAATACCATTGTCCCTTGCCAGTTTACCAGCAATTTCAAGATGGCGTTTGATTTCAGGATAATCTGGGCAATCTGTAAGATTGTAATGAGAATGCCATGTAAATATATCTGAAGACATACGATACAATTTAATATCATTGTCAATATTCCATTGTATAATTTTTACAAGATCTTTGACATTTAGTAAATTAAGTTCAGAAGCATATTCAATACCTTTTGCTTCGAACGTTTTTTGACGCATGTGACGATTAGTAAAGATTTTGTCTTTACGTAATTCCATATTGATACATGCATATCCTAGTGTTAGATTTTTGTTTTTCATATTGTAAATATAATAATTTTTTTCGACTTATCCAAATATAATTTGAAAAAGTTATTAACAATTTACTTCCAAAATATTTGTATACTAACTAATGCTACTGCTAATATCAAAGAAGTAATTGTTTTTGTTGTTAAACCCTCACCCATATAAATTATTGTTAAGATAGTAAAAGATGAGATACCAATACCAAAACCTAATAATCTTCCAGGCCATAATAGACCATTAGAAAAAGTCACTATATGTTTAGTGCCTGCTATAAAGAAGTATGATATAATTGTACCACCTATTATAGATATTATAAGAGGGTTTTCACGAAACCATTTCCATAGGAATTGACCGTTTGTTTGAAACCAAATTAATGTATGCCCAATGGCAAAAAAGCCCATTGCTAATAATAAATCTTTCATTTTTTACTGCTTAGTGTTAATTGTTAATGTTTATTAAATATAAGAAAAATTTTTGACATATCCAAAGAAAATGGCAAAAACCTTTAATATAAATATCAAATTTCTTTGATTTTAATTACCAAATTACTATTACCTTTGATGATCCTATGTATTTTACCTTTTGGTATGTTTATTATAGTACCACGTTGTAATCCGAATGGTAATTCATCGTCGAATTGAAATTGCCAACCTTTGCTTTCTAATACTTCAACTACTCTAGTTCTTTCATCAGTATGCCAAATCAACTCTTCTTCTGGAACATCTTTTTCAAATGTTCTTATTTTATAACCTGTATTATTTTCGTCTGTATATGGATTCATTTACCAGAATTTATTCATATTAGAACCTAAGCCTAATTGTTTTGCATATCTTGGTAAGTTACAAGACCAATATCCAGCTTTCGTTCTATCTTTCTTTTGATCACAGTTGTGCCTATCTGCGAAGTTTTTACTTGCTTTTGGATCCTTAATTTTTACAGCTAATTTTCCACCACCACCTTTTGCACCAAAAGCTATTTTACGAATGTTACCAGATTTAGGATCTTTTACATAAACGTAATATTTTGCAGAACCACCTCTTTTAGGTTTATTCAAATCTACTTTTCTACCTTGATACTCTGCTTCATTTATCATTGGAAAGTCTAATGGTACTTCTTCACCTTCATATAATCCCATAGTTCCCATATCCGTTTCTAGTATATATTTAGAATAAGGATCAAATTCAGCACCCTTGTTATGCAATTTTCTTGCTTCATTAATTAAATCGAAGTGAGATTTAGAGCCATATCTAAATACTGATTCATTTAATGATATTTGATTTCTAATATGATATTTCAAGTTTTCTGAAATATTGCTTTCGTGTAATAAATTTTTTAATTTAATCATAGCTCTTACCTTTTTATTTTTATATAGATAATATCTTCTACTTCAGTTTCAACTCTTTTTAAACCTTCCTCATTAGTTAACAACATTGTATTTCTATAATTTTCCCAATCTAATTGGTATGTTGTATCTAATACACCATTGTTTAAAATCTTTATTAAAGAATTTAAAGCGTTAATAGTATATAAAGTATTTGTTTGTTTTTTTCTATGCAACAAAATAGTATTTTCCAGTTCAGAATAATTTTCTTCTATAGATATATTATAAGTGCACATAAGTTCTCTATCATTATCTACATTCTTTAAAAGAAAAATCTTATTGTACAATATATCATACTTATCAATAATTAAATCGATAGTTTTTCTTTTATCTCTAGGATTAGTAAATGTGCATAATAAATTTGTTCTCATATCTACCTTTCAATAATCTTTATACCACCTTGAGAAATTACACCAAATTTAAATTTATTTCCAACGTATATTCTTCCTGGTCTGAATACTATGAAGGCATCAGCTGGTCCACTTGCAATTGCATTATCAACAGATTTTTGTACGTCAGTTGCTAAAGCTCCAGGTTGTCTAACGTATTTTAATCTTCTTAATTCAGTTATGATATTAGATAAAACTGTATCTTTAGTGTTACCTTTTACTAATTCTATTTTTATACTGTTACCAGATATATTAGAAGGTATTGGTTTGATGGTGAATGATTGAGGTCTTGTGTTAGGCCCTCTTAAATCTATTCTATTAAAACCATCTTCAGCAACTTTAGTTTTAGCTTCTGCTAATCTATAGAAAGTTTCATACGTTTTCATATCAGCTTTATTGAATTCTCCCTTCAATGTCATACCTTTTCTAGATATCATTTTATCTATTGCTGATGCAAAATCATTATCAAAGTAATCCTTTATATTAACAGACTTAACTAATTTTTCTAATAATTTTAAAGTGTCTAATATCTCTTGCCAAAATATTGTAGATCCTAATGCTCCTTCAGTTCCTAATCTAATTACAGCAGAAGCAGAAGTGTCATATACTTTTACTTCGTATTTTTTACCGCCAGCTTTTAAATCGAAAGAAACTCCTCCACCTTGTATCTCGGAGTTCTTAGTCATAACTGCTAACCAAAGTTCACCTTTACCTATTCCCTTTGCATCAATATTAAATATATCTCTTTGTACTCCACCACCAATTGATTTTGGAGGATTAGCAGAAGAGTATAGTATATCTGCAAATTCTTCAGCTTTTTTATCGTCTAATTTTTCTAGATAATTTTTCATCTGTCTTGCTGGATCACCACTAGGTAAATTACCTAAAAACTTTTTAAAAGCTGCATTTTTATTCTTAGCTTTTATAGCAGCTAATACTTTTGAATTTTTAATTGCTGCTTCATTTAATGGTGCTATTTGATGAATGAATTGATCTACAAAATCTCTATCGTACTTATGAGCTAATAGTATATTTTCTAATAATTCTATATGATCTCTATCATTAGGATTAGGCATACCATCATTTGTTCGCCAAGCCCATTCTTTAACTATAGAGTTTATGTTCATACTTTGCTCCTATTTATCTTTGAATATAAATATCAATAAATCACGTTAAAAGCTTCATATCATTGTAGTTCTTACCTACATGCATTTTAACTGGAAAATCTAAATTGTTTGCAATTTCATTTTTTATAATTGATATTTCTTCTTTTGCGCAATCAAATAAAAATGCATCGTATGTATAAAGGATTAATTTAGAATTATAACCTTTAAGGATATTATGAATTTTTTCTATTGCTTTAATGTTCCTTTCAGTTTCGTAAGCTTGTATTAAATAATTAAATAACTTTTGAGGATTCATATTTTCCAGATTGTTTTTATATAACCTTCTATTGAATACTGGTGTTTGTATGTAACCCTTATAATTATAATTATCCCAAAGCTTAAAAATGTACTGCTTAGTTTTATTAAAATATTCTATTGCTTCCAATTCTTTTGGAACACCACCATATAAAACTTGAAAAGACATTGCTTTAGATTGTTCGTATTCTTCTTTAGTTACAGAAGTAACACCATAAAATTGTTTTGCAAAGTATTCATGAACAGAAGAATCAGGTAATTTATAATTTATTAAATCTGCAATCAATCTGATATGATATGCATCAAAGTCCATTTCTAATAAAAAGCCATTAGAAAACCTACTAGTAAACCTTTCCCTTGAGCCATCAGCTTTATTTAATGCGGCATAATTTATACCATTGTTTGCATTTGATGGTCTACCAGTAATAGTAAATAAATTGTACTTGGAATGTTCATAACCATTTTTAGTGTATAAGCCATTTTCTTCTATTTTATTAAATAAAGGTAAAATCAGATTTTCGTAAGTTTGTGCTATGTTAATATCATACTCTGATAATTCAAAACTGTCTAAGCTTTTATCTAAACTATTTATATATTCACGATGTTTGCAGTTTGGTATAATATCAAAAATATCTGGCCTATTCCAGTACATTCTTTGATAAAATAAATGAGTTGATGTTTTTATTGAATCTAAATCTATAACCCTTCCATTCTTTATATAAGAATGAACGCACACTTTTTTCTCTTTATCTAATGTAACCTGTTTTATATTCATATTCCTAATATAAGAAATTTATTTGACTTATCGAAAGAATTGAGTAAAATCTTTTATAGTATTTTTTAATTGCGGCAATCTTTTAGATTCTATTTCTGTATTATGCCTATTTACAGATTCTGCTGTTATAGTAGTTCTTATTGAATCTAATACTGGTAAATTATTATTAGTTATGTACCATTTCATATTTGTACCCAAATAAAGACCGTCTGGTAATTTTGAGAATTTTTTTGTAAAATATTTCATTGAAACTTCAGTTGCAAAATTTGAATCGTACCTTGCTATAAAGTATCTATTAAAAAATCCCTTTTCATAATCTTTCTCTGTTGGAGGAATAAAAGTTGTTACAGGTGTTACAATATCATCTGGAACATCTTCTCCTATTATTTCAAAATAATCTTGTGAGTCATATCTAGATTTTGGATAAAGAGGATCAATTGGTAATTTAGATCTTTTAACTCTATCTGGTAATGCTTCTTGGTCTATTGGTTCTTGTTCATTTAATTTTGCCATTTTAATCCTCCAGTGGTTTCATTCTCATTAAACATGTTAAACTTGTAGTCCAACCAGAATCGCTTATACTTTGTGCAACTTTTGTTATTTGAAATACAACTTTATCTTTATATCTATCTGGTAAAACTCCTCCATCACTTATAGTTTGCATTGCTAAAGAATTTCCTTGATAGATTCCAGATATACCATCAAGTTCTAATTGCAATTCTAAAGGTAATAATCTAGGGTTTTGAGAAACATTAGCTTTTGTTTGTGGTGATTTCATCAATGACAAGTTTGGATATATCAATTGATTGATAATATTTTTTTGTATCTGTCTTATATTTATAGAGCTTTTTGATGCAGCTTCTTTTAATGTGAATAATGATCTATATCCCATTACATAATTTTTATAGTTTTCTTGTTTTGTTGCTAATAAATCTTGTGCTTGTTGCTCAAACTTTTTAGGCCTTTTACCTGTTACAGCTCCTCTATAAAATGAATCTACTATGTTTTCTCCATATATATTAAAAGTATTCATTTTCTTTTCTGAAGTATTTGAAGGCGGTCTTTTATTAGATATAAATGCCATAGTTTGGACAGACTTTGGTAATTTAGAATTCATCTTAACTGATTTTAATATATTACCTACCCCTTTACCTTTAAATAAATAGTTGTTTTGAAATTTAAAATCGAATTCTGAAGCAGCAGGAGGTTGACCTGGGCCTTCTTTTAACCCGTATTTATTGTTACTTTCAATTGCTTCATCGTCTTGTACCATATTATCTTTTGGTAAAGGACTTATCGGTGCATCACCTATAATAGTTCTACCAATTATATAAGGATTAGGATTTTCTTTTTCTACACTGTCTGTGCAATTTCTATCTACAACCTTTAAAACATGAGCATCTGTTTCATGAGCTTGTAAAACAAAATCCCAAGGTTTACCGCATGAATCGTTTATATCATTTAACAAAGTTGTTACCATAGTTTCAAATGTTCTTTGCGAATTTAAAACTGATATTAAATGGTCTACGTTTACTAATATATCTCTAATATTTGCTGTATCATAAGTACCAAAAGTAGTAATTGATTCTCCGTTTGCAGTTACGTCTTCTACAAATCTACCACCGCATTTTTTTTCATAGTCTTTTTTATGATTTAATAATTTATTTGCAGCGGCTGTAAATGGCATAACATCTGCTAAAGAATCTAAGTGATCAAGACTTTGTTTATCCCATAATAAGCAAACGTTTGTATCCATTGATAATATAGAAGGATGATTAACGCATTGATTGGGAAAAAGAGTTGTTTGCCCTTGACTCTCGTCTTCTGCTAGATATTCAGAAACATGTGTAGAACTTAATGTTAATACTGGAAAGCCTGGATCTGTTAATACGTCTTCTTCACCGTCTCCTAATGCTCTCTTTTCTCTTGGTTGTGCAAAAGATAATACAACGTCTTCAATAAATCTCCAAGTTACAAAATCTTTTGTTATTCGGTTTTCACCATCAGGTGAAGGAAACCATCCTCTAATTGCATATAATGCTCCTTCCGTTAAAGGTTTACCTGATTGTTTAGAAGTTGAAAAAGCAAAATCTGTTTGCCACCAGTATCTTACATCTTTTCCATTTCTTTGAAACTGAGCTTCTGGTTTTGCATAAAGATAGGAATAATTTCTATTTCTAAAAAATATTTGTTTCTTTTTTACTTTTTTGTATTTTGTTTTTGAAAAAGCATCTGCAAATAAACCCATTCCATCTGAAGCGTGATAAATAAACTTTTTATCTTTACCACCAGGTAATACAAATGATCCATCTGAAGAAAGAGGATTGATTTGCGCTTTAGCATTAACTTCAGCATTTTGTTGTTCTTCTATTGCTTTTACTTCTTGTTCACCTTTTTCAGTATCTCTTTTTAATTTAGCTTCTGCGTTTGCCAATCTTTTTTCTACTCCAGGTAAATTATCTTGTATAAAATCTAATTCATCTTCAATATGAATTACTGCCTCGTCTGCATCTTGAAATAATGCATAATTTCCACCACTTAACTCGAGAAAGTCTGCTTCTGAAGAAGGGTCATATAATTCAGATAATGGACTAGTGCTAAATGGGAATACATCAACATATTCTTTAAACGGACCGTAAAAATACCAATGCTCTATAGTTGTCTGAGTTCCTTTGATTTTACCCTTTAATAAAACTAAATCGTTACTAACGATATATGGAGCATTAACACCCAGAGGATTCACTGTTCTATTAAAAGTTGCATAAGCAGTACCCATTGCTTTTGTTGCTGCTTGTATTGCATTATTAGCTTTTATTAATTCGGCTTTTCTTTTTTTAGCTTGGGCTATTGCTTTTTCCAATTGTTTTATTAAAGCTTTACCAGATTTCTTTTTAGAATTCAATCTTGCATTAGCTGCGTCTTTTTTCTTTTCCAGTCCTAAATCGTATTCCATTGGATACTTAGGTAAAATAGCTGGTAAGTCGTCTTCTGAATCTAAAGACAGTATCTTCTTTATAGATCTTGCTATAAACTCTGGATCTGAAATTGGTGTCTCATTTACCTTGGATACAACTTGACCA